TAAATACGCCAACGCACGATAGGAGTAACAACTATGCCTTGGAACTATAATCAACAAGCTATCCGTGTAGGCCGTGGCTGGACTAACAATGATGGTATTAAACACCCATACAACTGGAACAACTGGACGGCTGAAACTAAAGCTGCACAGGGCCTAGTGTGGGCAGATGAACCAGCCTCATTTGACAGTCGCTTCTACTGGGCTGCTGATTTGCCTAAAGCTATTAATGATGTAGATGCTGTAGATGAAGATGGTGAACCATTACTTGACATTGATGGAAATACTGTTATAACTAAGGGATTAAAGTCTTATGCTATAGCTACAGCTAAGGCACAGGCTGCTGGACTACTATCAGCTACTGATTGGTATGTAACACGTAAGGCTGAAACTGATACAGCTATACCTGCTGATGTACTAACATATCGTGCTGCTGTGAGAACTGCATCAGGTACTATTGAGAACTTTATCACCAGCGCTGCTACTCATGAAGCATTGATGGCTTTGTATGTTACACCTGTGGACGCTGACGGTATGCCTACAGGTAATGCACCCATAAATGATTGGCCTGATACTGAATGATCTGCACACTGTCGATGGTACTCTACACAATGGTGTATCCATCGACACTAATGGCAGTCTGTGTGTACAAATGCCCAGAGCCTATACCTGCCACACAGCCCTACTCTAACAGATTAGCAATACCATATGGTGACATATGCCCTAGTACTAAGGTAATTAAAGTTAATGGAAATGCTTGACTCTATAATGAAATGGATTGTAGCACCTGTTACTGCATTTGTTTGGCTATTATACCAACGTCAAGCTGACCAACATACAGACATTGCCCTACTAAAATCTCAGGCATCCTCAGATAGAATGTATCATGATCGTGAGATGAAAGAGATGAGAGAAACAGTTAAGGCTATATTCAGTAAGCTGGACACTATTGAAGCTTCACTACGGAGTAAGTAATGGATCCAATTACACTCATGGCTGCAGCTAGTACTGCCTTCAGTTACCTTAAGAAGGGTATTGAAGTTGGTAAAGAGCTAAGTGACATGGGTTCACAACTAAGTTCATGGGCTAATGCTATCTCCGACTTAGACTTCATGGTTGCACAGGCACAGAACCCACCGTGGTGGAAGTCCATGACAGGTTCAGCACAGTCAGATGCCATAGAGGTATTTGCAGCTAAGCAAAAAGCACTAGCCATGAGGGCTGAGCTTAAGCAGTACATCCAGTATGCCTATGGTCAGTCTAAGTGGGAAGAGTTCGTATCACTTGAAGGTAAGATGCGTAAGCAACGTCAAGACCATGAGCATCGTAAACAAGAGATACGTAACAATATAATTAACTGGATAGTAGGTCTATTCTTTGGGACTATTGGTCTAGGATTAATAATCTTTCTAACTTGGTTTTCATGGACAAATAAAGCATCATGACACAAAAACAACTACAGCAAGATTCCAAGTATAATTCTTTTGATTCTAATGGTGATGGCATTGTAAGTGACGAGGAACTAGCCCTATCTGAACGTATGCTACAGATTGAGAATAACGACAAGATGCAAGACCAACAGAGGCTGATGGCTTGGGTTGCTATGCTATCTTCTATTTTGACCGTAGCAGCCCTCCTAACTCCTCTTGTAGGCATAGACCGTATGAACAGCGCAGCAGGGTTCCTGAACACCTTCCTAGTGGCACAGACAGGCATTGTAGTTGGCTTCATGGGTATGACAGCTTGGGCTAAAAGCAAAGGATAACACATGGGATTAATTGATACGCTTGTCGGCCCAGTAACTAACATTATTGGTAAGATCATTCCTGACAAAGATCAAGCAGCTAAGCTTGCTCACGAAATAGCCACCATGTCTGAGAGAATGGCTAACGAACAGATGTTAGCTCAGCTTGAAGTTAATAAAGCTGAAGCTGCTAGTGGATCATTATTTAAAGGGGGGTGGCGCCCTAGTATAGGATGGATATGTGGGTTAGCATTGTTTTGGTCGTTTATCTTGCAGCCTTTTCTTGTCTTCTTTTTGTTAGTCTTTGGCGTTGATCTACCACCTCTACCTGAAATTGGTACAGCAGATCTTATGCCAATACTATTAGGTATGCTAGGACTAGGTGGGTTAAGATCATACGAAAAAGTACAAAAGGTTACTAAATGAAAAAGAACTTTGATGAATGCCTAGCACTCTTGTTGTCACATGAAGGTGGCTTTGTTAATCATCCTAAAGATCCTGGCGGCATGACTAACCTAGGTGTTACTAAGGCTGTATACGATAAGTATGTAGGGCATGAGAGTACTGAAGCTGAGATGAGATCACTGACACCTGAGTTAGTAGCACCTATATATAAGAATAACTATTGGGATAAAGCACACTGTGATGATATGCCTAATGGTGTTGATTGGGCTATTTTTGATTGGGGTGTAAACTCAGGTATGAGTCGTCCAGTTAAAGCTTTGCAACGTATTATAGGAGTAACTGCTGATGGCGGTGTTGGCCCTTACACTTTACGTGCTGTTGGTGATAAAGACTCTACGGAGTTAGTCGAGAAGATGTACGAAGCTAGACAGCACTTCTATGAAAACTTAAGCACCTTTGCTACCTTTGGTAAGGGCTGGACTAGACGTAATAAAGAAACACTTGAGCAAGCTCTCAAACTAATTAAGGGATAGTACTATGGCTAAGATGACAGCAGAAGAATTACGTATTCAAGCACAGCTAGATCGTTCAGCAAGGCTAGGTGACAAAGGCCCAGCAGGTGGTAAAGCTAAGCCTATGGCGTACAAAGCCCCATCTAAACTTGCTCCATCTACTTCAATGCGTCCTAAGCCACGCCCTAAGAACTTAGGTAAATAGTCATAGGGTATTGACAAATAAATAAAAGTGTTGTATAATTGCAACACATACATAAACTAAGGCTTTTATTGCAACATGAATGCTACTGTAGACCAGATCAGAGCAGCGGCTGAAAGTGATTTAGAAGTCTTTATTCGACTTGTGGCACCCGATCAAGTACTAGGTCAATGTCACTCTGACTTAATAAGTTGGTGGACACGTCAAGAACACAAGACTCACCAACTAACACTCTTTCCTCGTGACCACCAGAAGTCACGTATGGTTGCCTACCGTGTAGCTTGGGAGCTTACTAAAGACCCAACACTACGTGTGCTCTACATCTCAGCTACTGCTAATCTTGCTGAGAAACAACTAGGCTTCATGAAGGGTATCCTTACCTGTGAAACCTACAGACGATACTGGCCTGACCATGTTAATGCAGACGAGGGTAAGAGGTCTAAGTGGACTAACTCTGAGATTGCATTAGACCACCCTAGACGTAAGCAAGAGAATGTTCGTGATCCATCCATCTTTACTGGCGGTCTTACTACTTCTCTTACTGGGATGCACTGCGACATTGCTGTACTTGATGATGTTGTTGTGTACGAGAATGCTTATACGGGTGAGGGAAGGAATAAAGTTAAGAGTCAATACTCGCTTCTATCGTCTATTGAAGGAGCTGAAGCAAGAGAGTGGGTGGTAGGAACTCGTTACCATCCTGCTGATCTTTACAATGATCTTATGATGATGGTCGAAGAAATCTTTGACGATACAAGTAATAAGATTGGTGAAGAGAATATCTACGAAGTCTTCGAACGAGCAGTAGAAGATAGGGGGGATGGTACGGGAGAGTTCTTGTGGCCACGACAACAACGTAAGGATGGTAAGTGGTTTGGCTTTGACATTAAAATCCTAGCTAAGAAACGTGGACAGTACTTAGACAAAGGTCAGTTCCGTGCACAGTACTACAACGACCCATCTGATCCTGATAACGTACCTGTAGGTAGTGATAAGTTCCAGTACTATGATCGTAAGTTCTTAAAGCTTGACAACGGTTTCTGGTTCTACAAAGAGGCTAAGCTTAATATCTACTGTGCTGTAGACTTTGCTTTTAGCCTTAGTAAGAAAGCTGACTACACTGCTATGGTTGTTGTTGGCATTGACTCTGAGAATAACATCTACGTCTTAGACATTGATAGGTTTAGGACTGACCGTATATCTGATTACTTTGAACACATACTACAGCTATCTAATAAGTGGTCATTTAGAAAACTAAGGGCTGAGACTACAGTAGCTCAAATGGCTATTGTTAAACAGCTTAAAGAAATGATTAAGAGTCACGGCCTAGCAATTAGTGTTGAAGAGTACCGACCAAACAAAGGCAGCAAAGAAGAACGTATTGCTGCTTCGTTAGAACCTAGGTACGACAATATGCAGATGTGGCACTACCGTGGTGGTAACATACAAACACTAGAAGAAGAATTGTCTAGTCGTAATCCACCACACGATGACGTTAAAGATGCCCTAGCTTCTGCTGTTGATATGTGCATCAAACCAATGCGTACAATGCACGGCAGCGGTAAGAAGAACAATATCGTTTGGGCTAACAATAGATTTAGAGGTACGGCATAATGGCTGGAACTACAATAGAGATTAATGATATTATTAATCCTGACAATCTTGCCGTTGAGATTGCTAAACGCTGGCAGGAGTGGTCAAGTCTACGTAACAAGAAAGTGGAGGAGTGGAAAGAGCTTCGTAACTACTTGTACGCTACGGACACTCGTACTACTAGCAATGCTATGTTGCCTTGGTCTAACACTACTACCGTTCCTAAGCTAACTCAGCTAATGGACAACCTTCACGCTAACTACTTTGCTACTCTATTTCCACAGCAGAAGTGGATGAAGTTTGAGCCAGCAGATCGGTTCAGCAATAAGCGTGAGAAGATTGAAACTATCCAAGGTTACATTGAGAATAAGACCCGTCAGTCTGACTTTGTTAATACAGCATCTGACCTTTTATACGACTGGATTCAGTATGGTAACTGCTTCGCTACAGTTGATTACGAAAACAATGTACTAGAGAAAGAAGATGGGACTGTATCTGTCGTATACGAAGGCCCACGAGTAGTTCGTATTTCTCCTTTCGACATTGTGTTTAACCCTACTGCTGCTTCTTTCTATAAGTCACCTAAAGTTATTCGTAGTATTAAAACTCTAGGTGAAATTAAACGTATGGTAGAGGAAGACCCAAGCAAGGCTTACCTTAAAGATGTCTTCTCTAAGATGATTAGTGCCCGTGCATCTGTACGTGGTGCTGAGGGTGGAGTAGCTAAAGCAGATGGTTTTATTGCTGATGGCTTCTCATCTATTGAACAGTACTACGAGTCTGACTACGTAGAAATCCTTACCTTCTATGGTGACATCTACGACTACGCCAACGGAGACTTCTGGTCTAACCGTATTATTACAGTAGTTGACCGTGCCTACGTACTGGCTAACGAAGAGAACCCATCTTGGCTAGGCCATGCTCCTATCTTCCACGCTGGCTGGAGGCCACGTCCAGACAACCTGTATGCTATGGGGCCACTAGATAACCTCGTAGGTATGCAGTACCGTCTAGACCACCTAGAGAACCTTAAGGCTGATGTGTTTGACCAGATCGCCTACCCGATGATTAAGATTCGTGGTGACGTAGAAGACTTTGACTTTGAGCCAGGGGGCCGTATCTACGTAGGTGAAGAAGGTGACGTAGTTTATATGGCACCTGATACTACTGCGCTTCAGGCTGACCTACAAATATCATCTCTTGAAAACAAAATGGAAGAGATGGCTGGTGCTCCTAAACAAGCTATGGGTATTCGTACCCCAGGCGAGAAGACTGCCTTCGAAGTACAGAGCCTACAGAACTCAGCTTCTCGTATCTTTGAACACAAGACTGCTCACTTTGAACGTACTTTCATTGAGCCTATCTTGAATGCTATGCTTGAGTGTGGTCGTCGCAATATGTCTTCTACTCAATCTTTGTCTATGGTTGATGAAAGCACAGGCAATACATTCTTCCGTAATGTTACTAAAGATGACATTGTAGGTAGTGGTAAGATTATAGCTATCGGTGCTCGTCACTTCGCTGAACGTGCTCGTAGAGTACAGAACCTTACACAACTCTACCAGATCAAATCTTCTGATCCTTCGGTTGCAGTACACCTGTCAGGTAAAGAGTTTGCTCGTATTCTTTCTGATGAGCTTGGTGAACCTAAACTCTTTGGCGATAACGTAGGTGTCAAGGAACAATTAGAAACACAGACAGCAACTCAAGAAGCTGAGATGTCTAACCAAGATCAGCTTATGCAAGCACAACAGATGGGGCTTTAATACTATGGCAGATAAAACTAAAGTTGTAAAGAAGAAGAAACCATAATGCAGTCTATTTGGCTACGTAGTGCAAAGGATAAAGAAGTTCGTAAGGCTGAGGTAATGAGATACCGAGTAGCCTTTGAGGAACTTAAAGAAATTCTCGAACAACATTACATGAAACGTGATGCTGTTCGTGATTACTCCCACGGTTGGGAGTATAAACAAGTGGCTGTCAATGAGTACAATGCTGTGCTTGATGACATCTTAAATTTAATAGACCTTAACCACAAGGATTAACAATGAGTGTATTTGACCAAGCCCAACAACCAGAGGGCAAGAGTCAGGAAGCAGAGCAACAAGCTACGACTCCTGAACAACAAGAGTCCTTCTTAGCTAAGCTCGTAGCGGTAAAGGGCGACAACTGGAAAGATCCTGAAGTATTAGCCAAAGGTAAATTAGAAGCTGATGGTTATATTAAAACTCTCGAAGATCAACTAGCAGCAATGCGAGAAGATTTAGGGAAACAGGAATACTCTAAACAGTTACTCGACCAACTACAGAATAAGGCCACGTCTCCTGTCAACGTGAATAATGTAGTACCTAACAATAATAATAATGGCAGCACTGATACTGAAGGCAACACCCAGCCACAAGTAAGTGAGGAATTCCTAAAGAGCCTTGTTGACCAGACACTAACTAAACGTGACCAAGATAATACTATTAAGCAGAATCTTGCAATCGTTGATGCAGAGTTGGAGAAGTCTTACGGCACTGAAGCTGTGCAGACAATCCAGAAGAAAGCTCAAGAACTAGGTATGACAGTACAGCGTATGCAAGAGATTGCTGCTGAGTCACCCACTGCTTTCTTTGCTTTGTTAGGTGAGCAGAAAAAATCCTTTAGCCCAATGGTTCAAGGCTCTGTTCGTACCGAAGGTGTCAATATGCAACCCTCGTCAGACCGTAACTGGAACTACTATCAGAAACTACGGCGAGACAACAAGTCAGAATACTACTCACCACAAATTCAAAGACAGCTCATGAATGATAAAATGCGTCTAGGTGAGAAGTTTGGTAATTAACTCATATCTATAAAGGATAAAGACAATGGCTGGTATGTACCGCTCACAGGCTGACATGGAACGGTTGATCCGTTCTGATGTTTGGTCGTCAGAACTAAAAGAAATCTTGCGTGATGAAATGCAAGCTCAGAAGTATGTCCGTATGTTGGATGGTTTCCCAGATGGTGACACATTCCACATCCCGACTATTGGTCAAACTGTTGTAGCTGACTACACTGAAGACAGTGCAGTAGCTTACACACCAATGGATACTGCTGAATTCACATTCACAGTAGACAAATACTTGCAATCAGCTTCGTACATCACGAACAAAGCTGCTCAAGACTCGTTCTACTCTGCCCAGTTGGAAGCTCGTTTCGTACCTGAGCAAGAACGTGCTATCATGGAGCACTTTGAAGCTACTACATTTGCAGCCCCTGAAGCTGGTGTATCTGCTAACTCTGCTGAAGCAGTAAACGGTATTGCTCACCGTATCTCTGGTGGTAATGCAGGTAAAATCCAAGTCGAAGACTTTGCTTTTGCTCGTTACTCGTTGAAGAAGGCTAACGTACCTGACCAAATGTTGGTTGCTGTAGTTGATCCATCAGTTGAGTACACCTTGAACACTCTTACTAACTTGACAAACGTGTCAAACAACCCACGTTTCGAAGGTATCGTAAGCCAAGGTATCGCAACTGGTATGCGTTTCGTAGCTAACGTATACGGCTTTGACGTTTACACATCGAACTACTTGAAGTCTGCAACAGATGCTGCTCTGCTTGAAGCTGACGGCTCTACCGCAAATGACTTCTCGTCTGTAAACGGTAAAACAAACTTGTTCTTCTCTGCATCTCCTGTTGCTAACCCATTCGTGGGTGCATGGCGTCAAGCTCCTCAGGTTGACTATGAGTACAACAAAGACTTCCAACGTCATGAGTATGTGACTACTGCCCGTTACGGTGTTAAACTGTACCGTCCAGAAGGCATTGTTCGTGTTGTAACTTCGCCTACCGTGTAATCTAAAGAAGTGGGTGATGCTTAAGTGTGTCACCCACACATTTTACCCCTTGACAAATTCTCCAAATGCTGTATAATTGCATTATTGATTGCACCCACCCCTAAGGATATACCCCTATGGCTAATGTTGAACATAGTACTCTAACAGACCCATACATCCATGAGCCTAAAGGTGCTTCTACAGCTACTGCTGGACAAGTATACATTGCAGATGGAGCAGGCAGTGGTGTTTGGGTACAGAACCATAATTATGTTAATGGTTATATTGCCTTCGATGCTACTACTCCTGCTTACAATCATTCAGTAACAACAAGCTTCACTGTTCTTAATCCTACCTTCTTAATATCTGAAGCTTTAGGGTGGAGTGGTTCAGCAAGTCCTAATGCTCGTTTGATTTACACAGCTACTGCTGATACTACTGCTGCTATTAACTTTACCTTTAGCTTTAAGAACAACTCAGGTACTAGCCGTGACATTGAACTAATCTTCTACAAGAATGGTTCAGCTTTAAATGGTGGTCATATTATTGTAACGGCTGTAACTGGTGATTGGAAGTCAGCTACTATTACTGACTACGGTTCGTTTAGTACAAGTGACTACTTAGAAATATTCGTCAAGGGTAGTGAAGCATTTACTCTTAACGTAGCTTCTGGAAGCTTAACTACTATGGGGGTACCTACTTAATGAAGACTACTCTCCTAGAGATGGTTCAGTCTATTCTAAATGACATGGACTCAGAAGCTGTCAACTCCCTCAGTGACTCAGTAGAAGCTCAACAGATTGCTTCTGTTATTGAAGACACATACTATAACATCATTTCTAATAGAGACATCCCAGAACATAAACGTCTTATTAATTTGACTTCGTTGTCGGATAGTACTCGCCCTACTCATTTCAAGTACCCTACTAACACTAAGCAGTTAGATGAGATACGTTATAATATAACAACTGGTGGCACAGTAGAGTACAAGGTAATGCCCTTTATTGAGCCTTTGTTGTTCTTGGATCGTCAAGTAACAGATGATGGTTCGACAGTACAAGTACCTGACGTTAACAACTCCACTACTCTCCTAATCTTCAGTGATCGTTCTCCTACATTCTACACTAGCTTTGATGATGAACACATTGTATTTAATGCTTACAACTCTTCAGTAGAAAACATTTTACAAGCTTCTAAGACTATGGCCTACGGTACAGTGTATCCTACGTTTAGTATTGTCGATGCCTTTGAGCCTGACCTAGACGACAACATGATGCCTTACTTGTTAGCTGAAAGTAAGTCTACCTGCTTCTCACTATTCAAGAGTGGTAGTGACCCTAAGGTAGAACAGGCTGCACGTAGACTTAAATCTTACGTACAGAATGATATGTACCGTACTAAGCAAGCTAATAAACGTCCAAAATATGGAAGGTAATTCCTTTGGAATTCATTGAAGACACAGAAAAGCTAACCTGCATCTGTAAAACTCCTAAAATGTTAAAGCCCTTAACCATACGTAAGTCTTATGGTGGGTTTGTATTCTTCGAAGTAACCTCAGAGGTTGGTGTTCTCCCTAAAGAACTTAGTGGAAAGTACACTACGATGGGCATAGCTAAAGAAGCAGTTGCCCAGTACTTCAGGACTATGAAAGAAACCATTGGTGTTCGCCGTGAGAACTTCGGTAAAGATTTCGATGAACGTAAGAAGGTAAGAGATGCCGCAAAGTCAATCACAAAAGACAGTAAATACATTCATCAAGGGGTTGGTAACGGAGAGGGGTGAACTTACCTTTCCACCTGATGCTTCTGTAGATGAATTAAACTGTGATCTTCGTCGTGATGGCTCTCGTCGTCGTAGACTAGGAGCTAAAGTAGAGGACAGTAATGAGCTATCTACCTTTACAGTTGGCACTAGTACTCTCTTCCATAGTGGTGAGTGGCTTAACGTAGGTGGTCAGTCAGGTCTAACCTTTCTAATTACACAGGTTGGTTCTACTCTTTACTTCTACAATAAAGCTGGGCTACCTTACTCTGGTAACCAAATAACTGGTTCTGTTAACTTGTCTACCTATGAGGTAGGAGGTGGTGTAGGTGCAGGTAATGCTAAGTGTCAGTTTGCATCAATCAATGGTACGCTAGTTGTAGCCTCTGCGGCTATTAATGCCTTCTACATTGAGCGTAACAATATTACTGAGGCTATAACCCAAACTCAAATATCTTTTAAAGTACGTGACTTTGATTGGCAGGGTGATATTGACACCTACTCTTCAGGCACTGCCTCACCTTCAGCAGGACGTATATACGACACAAAGAATGCTGGTTGGGTTGGAGATAAAGGTACCTCTGCTCTTAGTGCTTATCAATCAGCTACTTCAAGTCAGTACCCACCGTTAACCCTACCTTGGTATGCAGGTAAAGACACCGATGGTAACTTCGATGCTGCTGAGTGGAAGAAAGTTTATAGTGGTAGCTCACTAACAGGTAATGGTTACTACATCTTAGACTTCTTTAGTAAAGTTCGTAGTGGCCTTACTACTGAGACTGAGAGCAGTAGATTTAAAGCAGTAGCTTCCTTTGCTGGACGTGTGTTTTATGCTGGCCTAGAGAGTGCTAATAATTCAGGTACTATCCTATTCTCAAGGCAGGTTCAAACACTATCTGAGCTTGGTCGTTGTTATCAACGTAATGACCCTACATCTGAAGATGCTAGTGATCTACTTGATACTGACGGTGGGACAATTAGCATCCCAGATGCAGTTAATATTAAGTACCTCTATGCTTTTGGTGCTAATCTATTTGTATTTGCTGAGAATGGTGTGTGGTCAATCAATGGTGTTGACAACGTATTCCGTGCTACTGAGTACTCAATTAAACTAATCACTAAGATTGGTATCTTATCTGCTGAGTCATTCGTAGAAGCTGAGGGAACACCCTTCTGGTGGTCTAACTACGGCATACATACTTTGTCGTTTGACCCTTCTACTGGTCAACCTGCTGAGCAAAATCTTTCTATTGTAACTATTCAATCATTCTGGGATAGCATAGGAACAACAGCTAAAGAAGCAACAGTATCTCTTTACGATAGCATTAACAAAAAGATTTATTGGGCTTACTCTGACAACGATGAGACACTAGCTAACAAGTTTAATAACTTACTAATTCTAGACATACCACTTCAAGCCTTCTATCCCTGGCGTATAGAGGATGAAGCTACTAGCACTGACTATATAATGGGACTAGCTTTCTACTCTGGCTTTGGTGCAGATGAGTTAGCTCTTGACGTAGTAGTAGGAGCTGATGATGTGGTCACAGCAAGTGGTGCTGACGATGTTATCTCTACTCAGTTCTCAGACTTTGCTACTGGTAATCCAGCCATTGTTTTGCTTGTACGTGATGGCACTACAGGTAAGTTAACTATGGGTACAATAGCCTCTGAGACATTCCTTGATTGGGGTAATGCAGCTTACTTATCTTTTGCTGAAGCTGGGTATGAGTTCTTCGGTGATCTACTTCTACAAAAGAACTCACCTTACATAATTACTTACATGAGAACAACTGAAGAAGGTTGGTCAGGCAGTATTGAGGCAGGTTACAATCCTATCCATGAGTCATCTATGCTTGTGTCTTCGTATTGGGACTTTAAGAATACTCCGTCCTCTACTGCTCAACAAGCTTACCGTTACAAGGTTACACCAGTTGTCAACCCCGATAGCTTAAGTGTATGGGACTACCCTTCAACTGTGATCTCGACAAGACTTAAACTTCGTGGTAGAGGTAGATCTATGCGGCTTCGTTTTGAAAGTGAAGCT